ACACCACCACCCGTTACCGTGCCGGGGGTTGTTGGGAACTTCTTTTCGTAGTAGTACGGGTCTTTGTCGTACTCCTTCATGACGCGGAAGTAGTCACCCTCAGTGAACTTGGTGCCCAATGCCTTGTTCCAGAACTCTGTTGCCTGCGTGGGGTTCATGTTGGTCTTTGACGTGATGTAGTCAAGACCGCGCTGGGTGGCAACTCCGTGATCTGCGCCACCTTCGTAGATCATCTGCTTAAACTCTTCGGGCGACAAAGGCTTAGAGGCTCCGCCCGCAGCAAGCGCCACGATACCGCCACTCGCGCCGCCAGGAGGTTGCTGATAACCCGTAGCGGAAATCATCGGCAACTGCTCAAGCGTCTGGCCATACTGATTGAACGCCATCGGGCGGATGCGGAAAGGATAGGGCGTTGCACCTGCACCGGGCATTCCAGTAGCAGTAGGCACCATCGCATCAGCCATGATCGGGGCTGCTGCCATCATGGCGGGTTTTGCAATCGCACCCAAGCCACCGAACATCCCACCCGGCGCATTTTTAAGCGCGGTAAAGCTGCCCGCTGCCTGATCCATGAACGGCTTAGCGGCAAAGTCAGCGTAGGCTTTAGTGGCGGCTTGCTGTGCGGCTTCACTAGTTACAGGAAACGCCATGCCCGCATCAGCAGCAGCATTTAATTTAGCAACGGCATCCCCCGCCGCTGCCGTAGCGCCTGCGCTGCTACCACCTACCAAAGCCCCGGCAAGCTCCGAGCCGCCATAAGCGCCCAGACCGGCCATGATGCCCTTCTGAAGACTGCCCGTAGCCAAGCCGGTGATGCCACCAACGGTTGCTGCCGCGCCAAGCGAACTCATGATGCCGAACCCGGCGGGGCCAAGCGCGAAGCCCGCCACCATCGGGAGCACCGACTTGAGCAGACTCTTGAGACTGAAGGCTTCCGGCAGGCCCGTTTCCGGGTTGATGGTCAGTGCGCCGCCTTGAGACAGTGCAAGTGCATGCAGCCCTTGGACTTCTTCGGGGGACATGTGCACCAGCATCGTGTCGCCGTTGCGACCCTTGGATGCCATGTGATCGGCTAGTACGGCAAGGCTCATGTGCGCCCCTTGGATATGGTTTGAGTCATTTTATTGGGTCAAGTCCCAGAAAGCGATAGTGCCGTAGCAGTCGCCCTGCGGAGTTGCAGAATCCACCGTGCGGATGGCAAGCGTCAAGACGTCACTGGCTCCGGCCAAGGACACGCCCAACTGCAAAGCCCAGTTATAGCCCGCCGGATCAACCAGAGGCTGAGTACCGCCCGAGCCGCTTGAGGACACGTAGTCTGTCTGCACCAGGGTGCCGCCCGTTATGGCTGTGGCAGAGGTATCCATCTCCACGTTGGCGTCAGATGAGACGGCAGACCAAGAAGCGCCGGTCAGCGTTCCGTTCAAGAACAGGCCCACTTCATAGTTTTGGCTCGTGATGGGAAGCAACTGCATCCGGCCAGGGAGCACCACCGCACCAAGCGCCGTAGACGCCAGACGGATCGACACCACCGGCTTGAACGTCAGTTGGATGTTGCTGAGTCTGGTCGTGCGCCGCGCCAAATGGCTCGGAGAATATTGCTCGTAGCCGCCCTCAGAGATGACCGTCGAGCAGATGTGCTTCATGCTCGCGGTGGTGAGGTTGGACAGGTTCTTGATCTCGTAGCGCACCGGCAGAATGGCCGTGGTCATGTAGACCGAACTGATGTCGTTGGCGTTGTTGAACGTGTGGCAGACGATGTACTGGCCATTGATCACGAACCCAGTACGCACCGAGCCCACGCCCAACCACTCGAAGTCACACCAGAAAATCTGCGTCTTTGATACGTCAAGCGTGTAGCCTGATGCCCCGGTACCGTTTAACTTGTCCCCGTTCCAGTCGGCTTGGTTGACGGTGCGGATATCGCTCGGCGTTCCCGGCGTGGGCAGAGAGTCAGAGCGCATGACCATCGACAGCGTGGTGCCGTTGGCCTGGAAGAACACGCCGTTCTGGGTGTTGAAGTACCCCACACGCTGCCGGATGTTGGCCGTGGGCGTGTTCATGGCGAAGGTGGCAAGCACCAACAGGCCCTTGCCCGGTTGGTAGGACATGGAGCGGAACGTCTGCCGCACTGCCTCGGAGTTGGTGGTGCTGTCCACCGACATCAGCACAGAGGACTCGTTGCTCAGGAATGTGGTGGATGCGCCGTTGACCGTGCTTGTGTCGAACTGATTGTCTGCAGCGTAACGTTGCTGAGAGTCAAAGAGCGTGTAGGGCTGACTGACCCGCACCCGCCCAAAGGCGTCTACGTTGGTGCCGCCGATTGAGACTGGGATGGGTGAGGTTGTAGCCACGATCTTGTTCAGCAGTGCGTTAAGGCGGTTGAAGTACAGACGCAGGACGTTGTTGAACTGCTCGTGGTACCGCGACTCGTACGCCGTTGGGGCCAGAGGTAGGTTTGGCGGCGCAGGTACGGTTGCATCTTCGATGAGAAATGTCATGGTCAGCGCCTGCCGTCAGGACGAATATCGATTCGAGGCGCGCCCAACTGCCACGCTGTGTCGAGTTGGTTTGAGTTGATCTTGAAGATCATCTGGCGCCCGCGCACACGGGTGTAAATCTGCCCGGTGAACTCTTCGGTGATGTTGTATGTGGTGCCCTTGACGACGTTTTGACCTGCGTTATCAACACTACCTGAGCCCGAGTTGTACAGCCCGTACAGCGTCATGGTGACGGTGGGCGTGTTGGCCGTTGAGTTGCTGAAAGTCAGGTCAGGCAGTATGCGCCAGACAAACCCGAAGTTGTGGCCATCACCGATGTCGAACTCCGACGAAGAGATGTTGGCTGCGATTGGGATAGCCGTACCCGTTTCGTTGTCGTTCAGGCCGTTCTCGTGGTTAACAAGGTTGTTGCTGTAGGTCGCCGCAAACGGATAGTCGCGCAAGCCGGAGTCAAGCCACGCCGTGCGTCCTAGCGTGCCGTAGTACCAAATCTTCTCGACGTAGTTGTAGATGACGTAGCGGTCTACGCGGGCATCGTTTGAATTTGCTGAACAGTAGAACCACCAGACTTCATTGAAGCCTTCGTTTGTCCCTGCAAAAACTTGTGCCGACTGCAACGGGTTGAAGTCTTGGAAGATGTAGCGCCGCAGATCACAGTTGAGCGTTTGCACTCGACCGTCGTAGGCGTAGAACTTATCCACACCCATCCAGTACACAACGCCAGACGCAATCGCAACAGCGTTCGGCCCCACGATGGAAATGTTGTCACCCAGAAGCTGACTGCCCCAGACAACCGGCGGCTCCAAATACTGCAACGAGTAAATGGACGAGTCCGTGAACGCCACGATTTCCTGCCGCGCCTGGATAACCGTTACGATCTCAGACCCGTGAGACAGGCGAATGCTACCGGCTTGGTTGGTGGCCGCAGGCGTCCAGTTGGTGGCGTCTTCTTGTGCCGACCACCGGATCAGCATCGGATCAAGCGTTGAGGAGCCGTAGTCGTTGCAGCCGAATGCAAACACAAAGCGGTTGGTATCGGACACAAACAGCGTGTTCTGCACCGTGGGGACATCGGACGAACCGACAGCGGTTGCCAAGTTGTAGCCGCGCACACCCAGGCCCGTCGTGGCATCCCAGTAGTACACACCGCCGCCGCGTGGACCAAAGATCAGGTCTTCCCCCCAGTTGCTCTGGCTCCAGAGTCGGATAGACGTATTAGACGTACCACCAACACCCCACGCTCCCTCACTCCAACCACCGGCACCCCATCCGTTAAGTGGTACAACTACAGCAGGACCGGTATTGATCTGGTATGCAGCCGAGACTGCCGAGCCGCCCGTGGTGCCCGCCGCTACAACAGAAGCCGTGGTGATGCTGTAGGAGTTTGCGTCGATATAGGTGATCTGGTACTCGGCGTTGAGCAACGTAGCGTAGGTGCCCGTCACACCGCTGAAAGTCACGAAGTCGTTGTTATTTGCGCCATGAGCAGGCGCGTTGACCACCACCGTAGTGGTGCCGTTTCCGGTAAATGGGTTGGCAGGCAGTGTTGTGGTAGCGCGAATCGGGGTGACGTCGTTATACGCGCCGCCCCGCTCAATATAGAACTTCAGGTTGGTGCCAACGCCAACAAGGTTCAGGTTACCAAGCGTCACCCAGTTCCACAAAGAGCGGCACAAGCCAAGAAAAGTGCTAGAAGAAATGCGCTCCCACCCACCAATGATCTCGGGATTGCCTTGGCGAAAGCGCACCTTGTCGCACTCATACCAACCGCCCTCAGTCGTGTACCGCGTGTTCTCGCGGTTCACTCCGGGCTTGAACAGGATTTTCTGGAGTGGCATAACCGTATTCTCGTGTCAAGACAAGAAAAGGGCAATCTCTGCTTCACGGCGTTTTACCAGACCCGGCAGGACTTTGCCGCCGCCCATCGTCCACTGGCGGAAGGCGTCTGCCGCCCCGTTCCAGTCGTCCCGGTTGGCCCGCATCCTGATCTGACTGCGCTGAAGGTTGCCTAGCCCTGCATTAAAGGCAAAACTGACCAGAGCGTCAAAGCTGCCTTGACGGCCAGATACGCCGGGAACAAGTCGAAGAACACCGCGTTCAAAAGTCCCGACATCATCACGGAATAGTTCGTCGATCTCCGTCTTGGTCCAGACACGGCTGTCCTCCGGCTTCAGGGGGAACTCGTTGCGGAGCATCCCGGTGTAGCCTTCCTTGCGGATGACCGGGAGCCTAATCTGCTCTTGGTACAAGACGTGGCCGTAGCCAATCGTCCAGATGTGGGCAGGGCAAAGGTAGGGTTTACTCCTAAACCCCTCATACTTGTGCATGAGGTCTTCGCCCGCCTTGCTCAGTTTCACTTCTTACTCCACTGGCGAGAACCGAACCAGTAGCCGATGATGCCCCCGAGGATTGCCATCTCGTCGGCGGAGAAGATCAGGTCAGCATACTGAATGATGTCATCCATGCTCTGAATCAGGTTGGGGTGGTTCCACAGATACCACGCCATGAAGGCGTTGATGGCCACCAACTCAAACACG